AATACGATATAACCTTGCAAATGGGGTGTTTTGGTAGAAGCACCCTCCCGGCCGAGAACGAGGTAATCGTATTCGCTTTCAATGAAGAACTGGACTTGATCTGGGGTGTAATTGTTAAGCGTAAAGCACCACCGCTTTCCTTGGGACATTTAATTTTTTGGGATGGGATGGGGGGGGAAGGTAATACTGTACTTCCCCCCCAAATCCCACCCTTTTATAGCAAAAAATCACGTGACCCTAACCCTAAGCCCTAACCCTATCGCCTGCAGCGGGCTAAAATAGGTATAGATCGACGATTGCGGTGACCCTCGTTGATTAGGACTACGGTGTAAACAGTGCACTCAAATCCTGGGCCTTAGGGGGCCGAGGATTTAACGCACTGTTTATTCAAATAGGTTAGGGCATTTAAGTTAGGTTAAAGTTAGGATCGGTAAATCGCAGTGGTGATTCCCGATCCACTCATGCAGGCCCAAGCCGCCTGCGTTTATTCCAACAAGTTGGAAGGGTTAGGTTACGATAACTAATATATTATTTGTTTAAACACCGCATCATAAAGGTTAGGGTGTCCAACTTGGCATCCAACCCTAAAATACTCTTAATAATGATATCGTGATTTGTTTGTTGTCTTGTGTGCAATGCAACGGTAGAAACCCGACGTCTTGGAGGACATGGCGTTGGAGGAGGTGTTGTTTCTTGCGACTCAAACTCCTCTTCAATAATAGCGGGCATAGGCCCCTTTCCTCCAAATTTTGGTCGCTCTTGTTCGTCAACTTCGTAATATTGACGCTCTTTTTGATTCATATAAAAAGTCACTTTGTAAGTTTTGCAAAAAAAAGTGAAAAATTTTCACTCCTTTTATACTCGAAAACGGGTTGGAAATCACGTGAAAATGCTATCATTGGTCAATTTTTTATTTAATGCGCGTACGCTTCGCTATGCGCAAGGAACACTTAAGAAGTGTTATTGTACTCAATTGGATTCGTAATCTTATCCAATTGAGTGTCGTGGTACTTGTACCGAACAATGCAGCCTACTTTGAGCTCTCTTTCGTAAGCCACTTCAATTTTGTTACTGCTTGGAGTTCGCATTAATTCCTCAAGAGAAATCATTTGAGACTTGCCAACCATGCCAGTGAAGAACGTTGAACCTGCTGCACCGGTAATCCATTGTGTACATTGTAACTTCCGGATCAAATTAGTCAATTTGCCGTGAAATTTGTAACTGAAACCAAGTCTTTTCATCTCACCTGGATTCAAAGTAACTCGAGTTGCTTTGCCAATATTGGCAAAATACTTCGGATCAAATGGCTCAACAGACGGGTTGAACTCCGAAGCCTTAATCAATTGCAATCCGCGGTCATTCATTTTATCAAATACCGCATTGTTAACGGTCGCATTTCCTTTGGAAAAGCGAACTCTGGGATCTCCATGTTTGAATTCATAAATCCAACCTTTCAATGGTTGCGTATCCACACGGTCAACTGAAAACTCGGTACTAGCAGCTGATGCTGCTTTAGTACGGTTTTGAACTACCATGTGGGAACTAATATAGATATCTGCAGTAATATCTTCCAAATGAATTTCGGCACCAAGGCGCCAAAATCCTTCTTCAGAGTTGCCGCTGTAACGATCGAGAGTATACACGGCTAACTTGTGAGGAGTCTGCAACTCGCGGATACCACCGCCAGTTCCACGAATATAATCAATAACATGATTAACAAATGCAGTGAATGAATTCAAAACATCACCAAAGTTTTGATTGTCCGTCGTATCATACACAGCATTCTCAACATCAGTTCCACCGGGACTTTTCTTCGTATACACAAATCTCAATCCGAGTGAATTCTCTGCCTGGTTCACACCAGCAGTAGGATTCGACACGGCAATTTCATTATACAAACCGCTTATTTTAAAGCCAGCTTTGTTCATAACTTTACGCATAAGGGCAGTGTAAATCACTTTCGCAATCTCCTCAATATATCCTGAACTGTGTGCTAAATGCACACAGTCAGCATCACTAACTTCACCAAATTGTTCTACAATTCGATGGGCGCCCATTGCGAGACACTTGGCCTCAATAGTACGGCGAATTTTTTTGGGTCTCTTAAACTTACCTTTAAATACCCCAACACTGTGCCCGGTGAAACTGCGCGTACGCTTCGCTATGCGCGTGGTAGCGGATTTGGCGCTGGATTTAGGTTTATTTGCTGCGATTCTACCCTTAACGTAATTCGCAGCACCTCGGTAAGCTTTACCAGCATACGCTGCACCATTGCGATAAATCCATTCCATAGCCTTATCATAAGCAATAGCAGTAACAGGAACACCGCCGATAGCGTGATAGCCTCCTTTGGGTGTTTTTCGGGCCAAGTTTCTGCTCTTGGCGACTCCATTCTTTTTTCCAGCCATAAAAAGGTAAGTTTATTTAAAGAATTTAACTTTATATCTCCGATTAATCGCTTTGGACATTTCGGTGTCAAGTCCGAAGATATCCTCGATAGAATAATTCGACGTAACAATAATAGTTTTCGGCCGAATTGTCTTGGAACCTCCTTTGAATTCCGCTCGGAATGGATAATGGTCCGCATAACGCTTAAGGAACAAACCCATGAACGTATGGGTTTGATCCAAGTCATCGATCAATACGACGTCTTCGCCGTCGTATTGATCCCACCATTTGTTAATAAGCTTATCATATAGATCAGGATACTCTTGTCGAGCTGCGCGCGACTTGCCGGTGCCAGGTGCTCCCCACCACCAGTGACCGGTGTAATTGTCAATAATCTCTAATTTCGGTTGCAACAAACGGGTAATTGTACCATTGTACTGAACAAACTCACGAGGATACTCCTCCTCGCAAGTTCCTTCTTTGGCTGCCCGGATTACATCCAACCAGCGGGCATGTTGCTCCTCGCCAACTTCCTTCGGTGTTCTTGGCTTGGTACCATGCTCAGACCAGTTATTTTCCTTCGTACAATACTTCACATTCTGGTCTGTTGTCCCCTTGGCCAGTTCCCAATGAGCTTGCCCTTGCAGCTTCTTACAAGCTGCAAGGCGATGGTTTTTCTTGAATACGATATAACCTTGCAAATGGGGTGTTTTGGTAGAAGCACCCTCCCGGCCGAGAACGAGGTAATCGTATTCGCTTTCAATGAAGAACTGGACTTGATCTGGGGTGTAATTGTTAAGCG